ATACATGCAGCGGATTTAAACTCACGGGAACGGCGCTTCAAGAGGGCGATGCGGTTTTCATGGGACCATCCATCACAGGCCCCGCAAGTGGCGGTACTGGAGTTACCCAAGGTAACGTACAGACCAAGACTGCCCTGGGCGTGACAAGTGGAAATACTTTGGATATTCAAGTAGCAGTTACAACGGCGGCCGTTATTGACGCCGTATGTGAAATTCAATTTGAGTAAAAATGCCCGAGGGCATTCCCTATTCTGATTTAGGCAGTCAGTATCAATTTTCTTCTGCGGGACCTCTTCTTAACATAATAAAAAATAAATGCTATGGATATAGTGGTGAACACATATTAAATAATAGTAGTGCAACCCATTTCGAATTTACAACGGGGAAATATATAATCGAAGGTATGTATCAAATTACTTTTGATATGACTAACATGACTGCTAATCAAATGACTGGGTTTGATGTCTATTTTAATGACGTTCGAATATGTGAATTAAAAAGTACTTACCAAGATGGTGAGGCAACTGTACCTTTGCCATTATATTTGACAATACCACCACTTACAGCAGTTAAGATAGTAGTTTCTACACAAAGAACATCTAATATTCCCAGTTTTGGGATATTTATTGGTACTCTTCATTAATGACACTTTCGACGGGGCCGAGCCTTAACTTCTATGGTGAGCGCATGTTTGCCTGGAGCGGTCTAGAAGCATTGACAGCAGGTGGCACGATCTTATTGGACTTTATCTCTCCTAATAGATTCTATAGTGTCGTCACCAACGTCTCGTTCGATTATTCGGGATGCTCTGCGGGTGATGTTCTCTCCTGGACTCTTCAAGGTAATGAAGAAGCGCTGCACGTCAGCAAGTTTCTAATCATAGACGCAGGGATCGGGCCCCAATTCCCTAATCTATACTATACTATACCGCCCAATACAGGGATGAAAGTCCTGGCACAGGGCCCCACAGGGCTGATGACAGTTGTCCTGGAAGGAAAAGAGGTGGAATAATGCCCAAGTATTGCCCTGAGTGTGGAACTAGGATAGGTTACGATGTTGGCCCCAGTATGATGCCAGCACCAAGGGCGAAGAAATCCAAACGTAAACTAAGCGCCTGGAACAAATACGTTAAAGCTAACAGCAAGAAGCCACGCTTCCGATACCGTAACGGCAAGTTGAACCTAAAGAAGATGGCCGTGGCGTTCAGGAAAACCCCCGCAGGCAAGAAGAAGAGGCGCTAATGCCTTACGAAGCGGTACCGATAGACATAGAGATAGAGAAGCTGACACCTGCGCAGCGTGACGCTTTATCCAGATACAAGATACACGAAAATATAAACACATTTTTAGGAAATGAAAATACACCGTTATTAATTGGAGCAGGGGCCCTGGTTGCCTTTCTACCGTCATTGATAGAACTGCTTCTACAAGCCCAAGAGGAAACATTGAATATCACTTTAACCGATAAACAGAAAACAAAATTGTTTACCTATGCACAGCTTTCGTTAGGTCCGATAGGAATCGCACAAATTTTGGGGCGTAAAGTTGGAAAGGGTGTGTTTGAATTTGGTCAGGAGCAATTAGAGAAATTATGAACGTAGGCGCGATGATTGCATTTTTGAAATTAGCACAGGACTCAGGAGTTATAGGAAAGGTTCAACCTGTACAATATACCATAACTCAGCCCCTGGTGTTAGGTGAGATCTCAAGCGAAGAGATAGCACTAGCCTATGTTGAGGCTGGCACGGGTATTCCAGAACGCATAGATATCAGGATAAAAACAGGCCGCTTGTAATGACTGATAACCAGTTAAAGATAGTGAGCGCCCTTTCTTTTTTGGCGGCAGTTAAAACTCTACTTGAGGATTAATGGTTATTTCAGCCTTAGAACTATTGGGGTACTTTATCGCCTGGTCATTATTCTATTTTGGAATAAGTCATTACATCGCTAAACTGAGTAAGGATAAGTGGGTTGAGTGGGCGAAGTCATCCGACAGTGATGATGACCTCTTAATTATCCTGGAACCCATCATAGATGAAATCGAAGGCCGAACTCATGAGATGCTTGAAACTTTCCAATCTTCTTTTTTTGGTTCCCTGGGTGCGGCCAGTAAAAAAATGGATGATGCCACAGGCCAAAGTACAATCAAAGCAATAACAAAAGATAACCCCATTATGGGGCTCGTGGCAGAGATGTTAATGAAAAGAAGCGGCCTAGAAGGGCTCCTAAAGACCCAGAACAGCCCCGAAGTAGGGGTAAAACAGCCAAAACAGAGTACTAAGCTAGGCCTAAAGTAAAGAATAAGGTATAATATAATATAATAATAGTTTAGTATATACTAATAATAATAGGTACGTCGGCCTCTAGTTTCAATTATGTATATACTTTTTGTGTTTGGGGGTCCCGCACTTCTTTTATTTTCTGTATAGACGGTATATACATATAGGGGCTCTTTCCTTTAAGCCTGGAGAGATAAGATGAAACATTCAAAGTACGGAGAAGAGTGTATTAGATGCCGCAAACCTTGTGACTCGTGGCATATGTGTCCGAAGTGTTACTTCGACCTAATGGACAACGGGACTAAAAAACAAGCCCGTAGATGGGAAGGCGTCCTAATGTGGCGAGAAGGGTTGCTAAAATGATTAATCAGAATAAAAGAACCTGGTGCAGGTGCACTCTTCAATACAGCCATTGTGCAAAATGTTGCGAACAATGTGGGTCTAAGTAATGGGCGGGATTAGTTCGGGTCGACATCCGCATTATGGCGGAAAACTAAAGCAGGTGGCAATCAAATTCCCCACTAATGCGGAATGGTATTACCTGGCTAAAAGAATCTGCCGTTACAAGGAGATCTCTTTCAGCGAATGGATTAGAATAATGGTCAGGGATGAAGCCCATAAGTTCAGATATACTAAGATGTGGCCCTGCAAATGTACCAATGCAAAGGGGAAAAGACTGTATAATTTCAGAAGGCAGGTCTATTGCAACCATTGCGGCGAGTATCTAAGCAAGCATCACGAACATTTATATAACAAACGCTAATCCCAACGCACATGGTCCGAAGGAGAAGAGCGAGACCTCGAAAGAGATCGCGCAGTTTTGGAATAAACGTAATTGAAACTGGAGCTGCTTTAGCTCTTTTAGAACAAACAAACGCAGGCTCTGCCATGAAGTCTTTTCTAGCTGGAGATCTTAACACAGGTTTAACGACTTTATCGAAGTCCGCAAAATCCAACAAACAGGCCATCACGAAAACGCTCGTGGGAGCATTTTTAGCAAAGGCCGCAGTACGTTCCTTTTCCCGTGGAAGTCCAGTATTGGCTTCCCTGGGACCAATAAAAGTGAGGGCATAAACACATGGCAATCGTAGTACTGAGAACGAGTAGCGGACTTTCTGCCACGACATCGTTCCAAAGCATGACAAACCAGTTCGCGAGTTCTGGCTTAAGCCTGGTAGTTCCATCGAACGTTAGCCAGATCAGTTCCATCTCAATGGGAATGAGCACCGACGCAGTTGAATCTGATACATGCAGCGGATTTAAACTCACGGGAACGGCGCTTCAAGAGGGCGATGCGGTTTTCATGGGACCATCCATCACAGGCCCCGCAAGTGG